GCCAATGGGGCAACCGTGATGGACGTCGTGACATGGATTTTCGATATGGCGCGCGGAATGTCAGTACAGGAATTGGGGTCTCCGTACCAGACGTTTGGTCCATAATACCGCGCGAGAAAATTCACACCAGAGTGGAGTCGTTCGACAAAATTTGGCTTCATGACCAGGCTAATTTTGTCTGCGGCTGACAGTATGTTCTCAGAGGACAAGTCGGCGGCAACTAGATCGTCGCCGCCGGCAATGACTCCGTCAACTATCTTGTTCCAGGCTTGCTCGTAAGACATTCCTGCTTCAGTGTAAGCTAGGAAGATGAGCAAAATGCTGGCCAAGGTGTTGAACAATGAGGTCTCAGGGGAGCCTGAGGCGCGACCGGTTCCTTGGGAGTACCTGACTCCGAAGCTGGTCACGCCCTCATTGAAGAACCCGCGTTGGTGGTAATGGTGAGCCATCTCCACGGTCTGCGGGCTGAAAGCCTTGTGCAACAGTAGGGTCTCAAAGCTGCGTATGATGGCACTGATCGTGCCATCCATCTTCGAGGCGTCAGCTAGCTGAACGCCCACGTTCGCACTCTTGCAGATGTGTGCAACGCGTGCTGCGATTTCGGCAGGTTTCCTGCCGAACGCATACCACGCGTGCGTTTTAAACAACGCTGCAAGTGCATACGTGTACCGTGAATATTCGAACGCGTCTTCGTCATTCATGGTAGAGATGTTACGTGATGCTTTGTCTGGGTCATCATATGTTTCGGATTTCTGGAACGCTTTAAGTATCCGAGTAACAATGTGGCCGAGAAAAGCCACCCAGCGGTAGTTGCGTAAGCGCTGGGTGGGGCGTGCTTGATATTCCAGCACTTCTTCCTCATCAATGGGTAGCAGTTTACCCGCTTGGTCACCAAGGATTTTACTGGCTAGGTAGTCCATGGCTTTGCCGACGGCGGGAGTGATTTGCTTGGGCTTGGAGCGAACCTTATTGACTCGTGCATCGATGCACTTCTTGTCATTGTTCAGGCTGCGCACTGGTGCGGCAGCGAGATTAACAATCGGGGACATGAAGGCTGAGACGGAAGGCTTGGCTCCAGTGGTTTCGCCGTAGTGTTCATAGTTCGCCACTGATGTAAACACGGGAGATACGATCGCGCCACCAGCTGCGGGGCAGCTGGCAAGGTAATGGGCGATGAGAGAAACCTCAACAGCGGACTGTTTCTG